GGCCTATATTTCGCAGCGGGACCGAACGCTCAGAGCTAATACAACACTCTGGACGAGGAATGGGTTATTTTACTTTGCTTATCCCAATACCAAAAGATTCTTTTAACGTCAGATTATCAAGACGGGATATTCCTTAAAGAAATGCCTAAGAAAGTTTGGTACCATACCACTTTCCAGTAACTGTCTTACTGGTTTTACAGCGTGCTTCCCAACATTTACGGAAAGCTTCCTCATAATTTGATGCTGTAGTATGATGGTGTGGACACATTTTATTATCGCAAGCAAGATATACCGCATACCTCTTGCCCTTCATTTGTGCCACCATACAAGGTACATTGCCATCCTTGGCTGCCCTATTAAGCATTAATGTGGGTAACTCTTTTTCATACCCCAACACTTTAGCTTCCTTAAAATCATTTAGGGCAGCATAAGTCTCCCCATCTACAAAATAAAACTGTCCAACATTGGCCTGGGGAATGGGTGCATCAAAATATTGCTCCAATCCAGTGGTACTCTCAGGAATGCAATTGCGATAATGCACTAGAGCATCTCTTTGATTAAGCAATTTTGTAGCACTACCAAATGCAATAAGAGCAGCATTATTGGCAACATATGGAGCAGGACTCATGAAAATTATCCTTTTTCCTGCCTCCAATTGTTCTCTCAAGAGAGAATATATCAAATACCCCTTAGCATTCTTGAGACTAGAACTCTTACCAAAATTCAGCACCCAATTCTTAGTTGGCAATCTACCAATACCCCCACCATATTTTATAGGAACATGTTCTCCCAAGACTCCCATTTTCAATGGTTCTGTGGATACAATAAAATCCTCCTCACATGGTTTATAGTGGGGGCCACACACACCAAGCACACTTGTATAGAAATGTGCTTTATTTCCCTGCTCAGAAACATGCATAAATTTTTTAAAATCAACACCAGACATGTGATCTAAAACTGAGGCAGGATCATGTCTAAGCATTCCAGTTTGCTGACTAGAATGGAAAGATTCGCAAAAGGCCCAGGTACGAAACTGGTCTACCAACAGAGGTAAACGAGTCACAAAAAAAGAGCGCACACGCTGAAATTCCTTCGGATCATTGTGCAAGTATAGCTCCATCAATGCCACATTCACATTAAGAACAAGCTCTTCTATGACATCAACTTCCCCACTATACTGACTAGCCTTTTGATGGGTGTGAAACTTGTCTTTACTTGGTGTCAACCAATATAAGGAGGAAAATATGGCAGTCATATCCAAGGGAGCTTGTATGACACCAGTGTCAAGTTTCAAGAACTTCCTCTTAAGAAAATCTAACTCCCAAAAAGGCTTAGATTCAATAGTTGGGGCATCTTTGTCACTACCATCGGTGATTTTTACCTTCTTTTCTGCCAAGGTAACTCGAATTGCCTCACCATTAAACCAAGAGGCACAGGAAGGTGCAACAGAAATGAGATTGTCATCACCATAAACTATTAAACAAACAGTTTGTTGAAACCTACATTTCTCAGGCTTTGGAGCCAGCTTCCTATATGCATAGCGAATCAATATTTCATTAAAAACCGAATTCACAACCACAGTAAGTGCGAATCCAGAGGGCAATCCACAATTAACTTTAAAAACTTTCTGCCCAACAAAAGCATATCTCCCAACAAGTGCCATGAGCATATTATAACGTTGGGCTTGCTGGACTTCAGATTCTCCAGAGAGTGCATAGAGTTTATTTATCATATTAGCAATACACTCAATAACCTGCGCATTCAAAAGACCATCAAAAGCAGAATAGTCACAATTAATAGCTTCATTGGTCCCCGGACGCATCAATCGTGCCAGTATATGGCCCCACTCTCGAGAATAGGGGTTGGTACCCACTTGGCATGGTAGCCTGTGCCTATTGGTCTGCAAGAATTGGGTAAAGGCACAGGTCTTTTGTCTCAAAAAAAGATTGTAGTGTAGAGGCATTATCTCAAATAACCGACAAGCTCCCACTTTAATCTTTCTCTCTGGCAGTAACTCATCCTTAGGACATTCAATAACTACCAGTTCTGGCACTTCATTTTTTGTGAACTCCACAAGATTTGTATGGAGTTCTTCCGCAACACTACCAGGCTTCAAACCAAGGGTGCCATCTTCAAGCTCTTCAAAATAGGCATGTTTGCCCTTCACCCCAAGCTCCCTATTATTTTTAAAATAGGGATATCCAGGTGAGGTTTTCATGACAAAATTTTCCAATTCTGCCTCTTCACCACCCGCTGGAATACCA